TAACAACTCTTGGTGAAAATGATCCAGTCGGTGAATTGAACACTATGCTTTGGAACTCAGGTTCTGATGCTAATAAAGAGATCGCTCGTAAACAAAAGCGTAAGTTGTCTTTTACTGCCAACGTACTCATTGTGTCTGACCCAAAGCACCCTGAGAATGAAGGTAAGGTATTCTTGTTTAAGTTTGGCAAGAAAATCTTTGATAAGATTATGGACAAGGCTCGTCCAACATTCGAGGACGAAAAGCCAGTAAACGTGTTTGATTTGTGGGAAGGTGCCAACTTTAAATTGCGTATGCGCAAGAAAGATGGTTATGCTAACTACGATGAGTCCGTGTTTTCTGACCCATGTCCTGTAGCTGAGGATGATGAAGAAATTGTTCGTATCGTTAATGCTCAATACAAGTTGTCTGAGTTTACCGATCGTAGCAACTTCAAGTCTTATGATGAATTGAAGAAGAAACTAGACGCAGTTCTTTCTGGTGATACTTTCTCTGGTAAGTCTGCTGCTCAGATGGCTGAACAAGAAGATCGTCCAGTTGCTGCAGCACCAACCTTTGCTTCTAAACCAGCACCTGCTCCAAAAGCAATGGCTGAGGATGATGACGAAGATGTTATGTCTTACTTCAAGAAGATTGCAGCTGAAGAATAAGCGTTAACACTACTTCTGTTTAATGTTTTTCACTAGATGAAAATCCTGTCTTTATCACTAAGTATATATGACAGGATTTTCTGTTAATCTTCTAGGAGTTAATTATGTGGACAAAACCAGAAGCAGTTGAAATGCGTTACGGATTCGAAGTTACAATGTATGTAATGAATCGTTAATTAGAAACAGAAATGTTAAAGGGAGCTAAACGCTCCCTTTTTTTATGCGTATTTCGTAGCGAGATACTTTGTTTGAGATGATTCTTGATTCCTAATTGGTGGACGAATCTCTGCTTTATTTGTGGTATTATTAGTATTAACTGGAGCATTAACAATATTAGTTTTATTACCACCAGCATTTGCGCCAGCAACTGCTTTCTCATCAGCGTTACCCTTTGACGCATTATATACTTTATTCCCAGCAGCTTCCATAGCACCACCAGCAGCAACGAATGCTGTTGCTCGGATCCAAGGGAAATCATTTACTGCTTCCATTCCCTTCTTATCTACTTTGCCGAAACCTTGCATTGCATCACTTAGTTTTGATAAACCTTGAGCAGCTTTCATAACACCTTCGCCAGCATTACCAATTTTAATTAATTGATCAACTGGGCTATCAGTACCAAGTGTTAAGAATCTTCCGACTAAATTACCAAGACCAGCAACTGCTTGACCTGCACCAAACGCAGCCATTGCAACACCAACTGCGCCAATACCTAATGCTATCTTTAATAGATCATCGCCACTAATCTTAGATAGTCTTTCCATACCAGAAGCAAACTCGTCCATTGCTGGACCAGCTAACGCCATTGCTGCTGCAAAAGGAACTAATGCTAATCCTAGTGCACCGATAGCAATTGCACCTGGAATAATAAATGGTAATGCTAGACCAAGAACTGCAGCAACTGCACCTAGTCCTAGAAGTGCAACTAATCCTTTAGCGATACCTTCCCAATCTAACTCAGCAAAAGTTTGGAACCCTTTTCCTGCCACCCATAATGCGCCACCAAGAATAGCAATTGCTAGACCACCTTTAATCATCTCAGTTGAACCTTTACCAAGTAACATAGCAATACCTGCTAGACCTAGTAAAGCAACGCCACCTTTGGCGATACTTTCCCATTCAACTTTACCAAATTCTTGAAGTGCTTTTCCAGTAATATATAATGCGCCAGCGAGGATAACCATGGCTGCAGCACCTTTAATAACATTTGTCTTACCAAATGCGGCAATACCTTCAGCAATACCTGTTAATAAACCCTTAATACCTTTACCAGCACCTTCACCAAATCCTTTAAGACCACCACCAATTGCTTTAAGACCTGCGCCTATACCTGCTAATATTCCGCTACCACCCTCACCACTGGCAGACTGCGCTTTTTGATCAGCAGATTTACCACCAGTATTTTTCTCAATCTTCTCGAGCAGTTCAGTCTGATGACCAACTGCTCGCATTTGTTCTTCTTGCTGTTCAGCACCTTGTGTTTGTTCAGCAGCAGTTTGTGTTGAAGACTTATTAGCAGTTGGGATTGGAGCCATCCCTCTATCGTCTATACGACGAATTGGCCCATCACTCTTTGGGGCTGCAGCATCATATGCTCTATTATGAGTAGATAAGGTATCAGCGTGTTCTCTACGTTTATCTAATAGTGCAGCAAATTCTGGATTCTTTTGACGCAGAAGATCTTCATTATCTGTTTTTGCAGCGGTCTTAACTTTAGAAATTTCAGCTTCATTTTTCTTTGATGCTTTTAGAGCATTATTATGCGCCTCAAAATCAGCACCTAAAGATTTATTAGACTGTCCACTACCAAGTGCTTTTTGTTGTTTAATAAAGTCGCCTTTGGCAATTACTTTATCAAGCATACCACCAAAATTTAAACTCTTTAATAATCCAGACTTAAGACTATCCGCAGAGAGGGCACCTTTAATACCATCTTTCTTATCTTGTAGTTTTTCACCAAGGGTTTTAAATGTCCTCATTCCTTTAGACATTTCTGCTATATCTGCAGCTTCTTTACGCCACTCAGCTTCAAATTCATCCTGAGACTTACCACGCTGACGTGTTAATTTTACTTGCTCTTTAATTTGACCAAGAATATCAATTTGTATTTTTTGTGGTCCACCCGATCCCGCACCAGCAGCGATTGAATCTACGCTTGCTCTCTTAGATAACTCATTTGAAAGCTCCATTAACTTACGAACACCTTGAAGTTCGTGTAATGAAGCCTGTTGTGAGTCTAGTAGACTTTGGAACGTACTTGAAGAAACGTGTACGGTGACTGGTGGTTTTGCCATTTAATTTACCTTCTTTGTTGGCTCTTTTGGGCTTCTATTCTTTTCTTTTCTTCTTCTAGATACTGTATTAACATGGCAACGTATACTTCTCTTTCAAACGGTATCATATCCTCAATCTCAGTTAAACTCCATTGGTGATACTGTTTCAGCGCAAAATTCATTCTATAGTAGTTATGGAGCGACTCATGACTGAGGCATACTAAAAAAAACTTTGGAGTCCCTCCAGGACTTTAAAATGCTCTTTCTGACAAATAGGACATTTATATTCTACTTCTTTTCTAAGTCTTGGCATAGTTTGAAAAAAGTTTTGAACTTTTAAAAACTGCTCAGAAGTTAGATTACCAAGGAACTGTACTATGTCATCTTTCTTTTGTTCTTTTGCATAATGAATCGTATCGCCTTCATAGATAAAATCAACAGAAGCAGCTATGACATCAAAGATTACATTAATATCTTCTGCATCTAAACCTTCGAGCTTCTTAATAACATCAATAGAAGGATACTTCATCATAACACCAACATCACCAAACAATTCAATCTTTGGATTATGATCAGCAGGTTTATCTACAGTTAGAGTAGTTAAATCAATAGTAATCTTAGTTTTGGCTTTTTCATTGTCGTCACCGTGATCAGTATCACATGCGAACATTAAATCAACCTTCTCTCCAACTGACTTTGCTCTAATTTGAGTAAAGATATATTCTAGATCAAATGTCGCTAGTTTATCAGCATCAATTTTATCCATTATGCAATCCATGATTACACGTCTTAGACTATCAACCATAACTGCAATGTCTTCACTTTGCTGTGCGATTAATAATGCTTTTTCTTCTTTAACTAAAAATGGACGATACTTTACTGTCGCTCCACTTGAAGGTATCACCAAATTATATGTTGGTGTGCTCATTACTGGTAATGCCATGATTATTCTCCTTTATTCATCTTATTAATTAATTTATTCAACTCAGCAGTGCTACCAACAAAGATAGCATTATTCGTCACTTTATCAGCACCCTTTTTCGGAGCATCCAATTTTTGTTTCTGCTGATGTATGTCCAATAGTTGTTGGTTTACATCAGCTAACTGTTTCATAAGGTTGCCCACAACTTCAAACGCACGTGGGTGTTCAGATTGTTTAGCAACTTCTAAAGCATGATACAGAGCATTCTGTCCAGTTATTAAAAGTTCACGTAGATTCGCTCTGGTGGTTTCATAATCAGTTTCAATTTTACCTTCTGGTGTTTTTACAATCTCACCAGTAGTATTATCAATCACCTCAAGTTGTTTTTGTTGAGGTATTGTATCAAATACCTCAGATAATGTATCATCGATTTTCATATTTATCCGTCGTTACGAGTATTTCTCACTGGTGGGTCGCCTGGGAATCCTGCGCCAAAACCTGCTGCTGGAGCTGGGGTTGCTCCAAACGATTGGGTTGGGAATACTGGTGCAGGTACGCTAGGTGCTGCTGGCATAGGTGCTCCGAAGGCTGGCGTTGGTATTGGGGTAGTAGTTGGTGTGACATTAGTTGCGCTCCCTGCAATCTTTTCTTGAGTTCTTCCAAATGCAGCAATACCAAGCACAGCACCCATAGCGATATGGAACAGACCAGCACCTTGAAGTGTTAGCGGATTCCATTGAACTAATTGTTGATGTTGTACTGTTTGGATTAGTGCCCAGAGAATTGGAAATATAACCATATCAAAGAAACAAACAATCATATACATCCAACCCATAGCTGGACGCCATTTCTTTTGCATCCAGTCTTCGTCTTTTTTAATTTCTGCCATTTAATTACCTCTTTTTTAATATACCTGGAAGTTTTGTAACAACTTTCGAACCGACTGCGCCGATTGCGAAATTCTTTAATCTATTGATAAACGAATTCAATGGATCATTTTGAGTCTGCACTGCACCTGGAGTTGGATTAAATATTGGAACATATGTGCTTGGAGAATCACCCATAAAGTTATATGGAGAGAAACCACCATCAGCATGATCAGTATTTGCAACAGTCATTTGACCAACAGTATAATATTTGTAAGCGAAATTTACAGATAACTTCATAACGTCTTTTCCAGCATAATCCATTTGGATTGCTCCAATACTTTTAGGAAATGCTTCATGTAATTTTACGCCATAACGAGATTGATTTTTTAAATCTTGTACTTCAATTACAATATCAGCGGTATAATCTTCATAGTAATTAAAGTTACGTGTACCTGGATCTTGAATCCATGTCATCCAATCATCAAAGAAAGTTTTTACAGTCATCGAAGTATCAACATAAAATGACATGTTGATATCTTCATATAGACGTTCATATGGCGCTTTTCTAGTTTCACCATATGTTCTCATGTCTGATGTATTAAAGTTTGTTCCAGGAAGCTGAACTTGCTCGCACATTAGCATAACATCTCTTGATCTATTTGTTGTAAATCCTGTAAATAGAACGGTATATCGATTTGTTCTGGCAAGACCATCTTGCTTTACTTTTGATATAAATGTATTTAATGGAGAATTTGCCATTTATGCTCTTCTTATAATCTTTCTGGATTCTGACCAGACTTGTTGTTTTGATGCGCCAACAAATTTCTCAACAGGTAGTAACATAGCAGTTGCCCAATCTTCTGAATGTATTTGTCTAAATTGGCTTCTTACATGACCAGATAAATATTGTTTTACGCAAGGTTTGGCACCCTTATATCTAGAAACTCCATCGATTAATGCCCAACTATATTTAAGTTTAGTTGTGTCATCCCAGCGAGAATTGCTCTTAAATATTAATAATTGATCCAATAAATTTATACGTAAATCATATGGTAGATAATGCATGTTCAAACCATAGAAACCATCAGCAGTTTTCCTAAAAGGAAATACCAAGGGAAATCTATCATAATAGGGTAAAGTTTCTTTAGTCTTTGGGTCATATACATACATGTATAGATTCCCTGGCATGATAGCTGATCTCATGCTACTTGGTTCACCCTTTAATACTTTATTTGGAGTGATCCCTTGCTGCGCCATTGCGGCAACTTGTTTTTCAAACCAGCTTTTAGATCTTTTTACCGCAGTTAAAAGATCGTATTTATTTTGGTCGAAAACGTCTTGGATTGGTTTCTTGTTGGCCATATGGTTTATTTAGGTCAAACGAGTCCAAGTTCTTTTTCTGTTATGATTTTAAATTCCCATCCACGATCTTTACAATATTCCGTGGCTGCTTTCCATTTGGCTTGATTTTTAATATAAGTCATAGATTCTGTGATATATCTCTTAGTTTGACGTCCAGGATACTCTGGTGGAATACACTGTTTAGCTGGTTTTACTTCTACCAAATATCGTTTTAAAAGACCATCTTTCTGTTGGACTTGGATTTGAAAATCTACGAAATACCGATGGATTTTATCATCAGTTGGGCAACGATATGGAACTACGGTTTCCTCAGATTGCCACTTTATAATGCTTGGATTTTTATCGCACCAAGATGCAAAACGTGTCTCCCAACTAGAACGCATGATAATGTTGGTGGGATCTCCAGTGTATTTTTCTGGATATAAAGGTTTGAACAATCTTTTATGGAACATAAATAAGTAATAGAATAGCCAATAACCCACTATTTAGAGAAATTAAATGGCAGATACTCAAGCAGCACCAGCGTCACCTACCCCTAAAAAGAACCTTTACACACCAAGAGGTGAATCAACATCTTTTGATAAGGGTAAATATGATATTGATCAATATTCATATCCAGCAGATCTATATGATCCAGGTGGTCAATACGGTGGTAACTACGCCATATTTTATATTAATGTTTCATCAGAATCTAAATTAGTTGCTCCAGGTGGTGGTGAAAGTGTTCAAGATATGACTCCTAGAGATAGGGGTGATATGGTGGCCATGGGATTGACTACTGCTCAATTAGCCACAGCTGGTGGTATTGTTGGTACAATTGAAGGTGGTATTGCTGGTGGTTTATTTGCAGGCGGAACAAAAGCACCAACTAACGCAGCTGGAGAAAAGACTGGCATGAGTCCAGCAGGTAAAGGTGCATTAATTGGTGGTGGGACTGGCGCAGCAGTTGGTGCATTAGTTGGATCTCAAGGATCTCGTGCGCAGAAAAGATTAAAAACTGCAATCGCCTTACATATACCAAACAATCTATCAATATCTTATGGTGTTACTTGGAGTGAGGAAGATACTGCTGGTATGGCTATGGCTGGTGCTGCTGCCCAACTAGGTTGGGAAGTCGTTAAATCAGCAACAGGTAATAGTAAAAACACAGATGTTTCTGGCCAAGCAAAAGATGCAGGACTTGGTATTGCAACAGGATTAGCATTATCTAAAGGTCCAAATGGTGCTGCAAATTCAGTAGCTACAGGTTTAGCAGCAAACCCCAAGAAAGAACAAGTATTCAAAGGTGTTAACTTTAGAACATTTAGTTTTGACTATAAATTCTTCCCAAGAAATTCTACTGAAGCCAAAAATGTTTTAAAAATTATTGAACAATTTAAATATCATATGCATCCAGAGTTTAAAGATAATAATAATTTCGTTTATATCTATCCTTCTGAATTTGATATTTTTTATTATCAAGATGGCCAGGAAAATTTAAATTTGCATCGCCACACTTCTTGCGTATTAACAGATATGAGTATTAATTACACTCCAAATGGAATGTTTACTACTTTTGCTGATGGTATGCCAACACAAATTGATATTACATTAGCATTCCGTGAATTGGCTCTATTGACGAAAGACAAAGTTAAGGATGGTATGTAATGTATTTTAAAAATTTCCCAAAATTCCTTTATGATTTTGATATTACAAAAACTGTAGGTTCAGGAACTCAAGCAAAAGCCACTGCATTCATGGCTGGCGGTGCAGTTACTGGCGTAACAATTACAGATCCAGGTTCTGGTTATATTAGTGCTCAGGTAACTTTCTCCGCACCAGAAGAAAGTGATTATGCAGCCCAAGCGTTTGCTACAGTTCAAAATGGACAAATAACTGATATTACTATTATTGAGGCTGGTTATGGATATACTACTATACCAACAGTAACTGTATCAACCCCATACACATCACAGAATACTGAAACAAAAGCAATAATTCTTACTGACATAACAAGAAATATTAGATTTCGTAGAGACGTTCTTGCTAATATAACTGTTTATGATTATTATGATATTGTTGAAGGTGAGACACCAGAAATTGTTGCTGAAAAAATTTATGGTAATCCTATGTACCATTGGATTATTATGTTAGTAAATGAACGCTACGATTATCTTGGTGACTGGCCATTGACTCAAGCAAATCTAGATCAATATGTTATAGACAAATATGGTGATACTGCTAATGATATACATCATTATGAAAATGCAAAACGTGTTATAGTTTCTTATGATTACCCATTAGCAACTCCAATTACTAATGCTGGATATGAGGAAGAAGTAAATGAATCTAAGCGCAGAATTAAAATTATTTCCAAAGATTTAATATCAACGATTCTGAAAAACTATAAAGACGAAATCTAATGCAAGCAGCGGATAAAGAATTACGATTTGCTGGGGATGTAAGCATTGAAAAATGCGATATATTTACTAGCGGAGGACTGAAGAAAGATATTGCTGCTCAAGTTCTTGCAGTTACAATCTATGAAGATATTTTCTCCCCATTCATTACTGGATCTTTAACATTAAAAGAATCTTTTGATTTAGTAAATTTATTTCCATTCGTTGGCGAAGAAATGGTTGAAATTGAAATTATAACACCAACTCTTGATGAAAAGAAAAACATTAGAGGTGTTTTCTATATTTACAAAATGACTGACCGAGTATTACTCGGTGATCGACAGGTTGGTTATGTTTTACATTTTATTTCAAACGAAGCTGTAATTGATTTAAATAAAAAGATTAGTAAAGTATATTCAGGTAAACCAGAAGATGTGGTTAAATCTTTAATAACAGATAATTATAATGGTCTGCAAAGCACAAAAGATGTTTTTGTTGAAAAAACTAATAAAGATATAAAATTTATTTCAAACTTTTGGTCTCCTGCCAAATGTATTAATTATGCAACAAGTTTAGCAGTAAACTCAAACGATGCTGCCAATTATGTTTTCTTTGAAAATAGATATGGGTTTTATTTTGTATCATTAGATTCTCTATATTCTAATGAAGTATATCAATCATTTACTAAAGATGGTTATACAAGAGATTCTCTCCCAGGTGGCGGAGATGCTAAAAATCCATCTGAGGATTATAGAAGAATTGAAGATCTAGTAATTCCAATTGGTTTTGACTATATGGATAAAGTTAGAACTGGTCTATATTCTTCAAAATTAGTTTCATATGATTTAAACAGAAAAAAATATAATGTTAAAAATTATAACATTAAAGAGAAATATGATAAATGGAATCACTTAAATCCAAATCCAGTATTGGGCAATAATGTAATTTTTAGATCAAATTCTTTATTAATAAATTACCCAAGAGATAATGCTAATTTTAGTGGTTATGGT